ATGATTTCAATGTGCCCATTACCGCCTGTTGAGCTTGCCTGGCCAGTACCTGTGCCAGCCATAACCGTCAACTTGGTTCCAACACCGCTTCCATTATCTGGTGTACTAATAGCAGTCCCGGCCTGTGAAAATAATAATGCACCCGACATTGTATCACCGATAACATCCACATAAGCACTATCAACCAAGGTAGTAATATCCGATGCTACAACAGCGGTTGTCCCCGAAACTCGGCCATACGAGTCCCTGGTAAGTTTTAAAAACGACCCGGTTCCTGAATCAGACACAGTGTCTAAATCGAGTGTTATGGTTCCACTTGAAGTAATTGGTGATCCACTCGATGTAATACGCCCCGATGTACCTGCCACAGTAACCGATGATACCGTTCCACTGCCATTTGTTGTCCACGATAAGACACCAGATCCGTTAGTAGTTAAAACTTGCCCAGATGAGCCATTACTATCGGGAAAAATCCAAGTCCTGGATGTAGTCAGATTACTAGCATCTAGGGTAAGTTTATTCTTTCCTATTGCAAAAGACGCCACACTTGTACCTTTGGCGTTAATTGTTACCGACATATCTACTCCTGTTCAGGTAATTACCTGTCTAGCATTGATGCTAGTCATACTGTCTTTATTTACCTCCTAAGCATTGATTTTATAACTCCCTTGTTTTGATAAATACATAAAACAAGGGCATATATATGGATTACAAAAACATTTATAATCAATTAATTGAAAAATCTATAACTCAATCAAGAAAAAGATATAAAAAATCAGATAGTAAATATGTCTACTATGAAAATCATCATATTATCCCCGAATGTTTCTTTATCAATCGAAAAAGAAAAGGGCCGGCTGGCTGGTTAGACGGCAACCCGAATGCAAAAGAAAATCTTGTCTTATTAACACCCGAGGAGCATTATTTAGCTCATCAACTTCTGGTCAAGATGTACCCAGAAAATAAAAAACTTGTCTATGCACTTTTTGCTCTTCTTCCCTCGTCAAAAAAACATCAAAGAAGCAACAAAATGTATGGATGGATAAGAAGAAAATATCCCGAATCAATCAAAGGAAAAGTCGGAACAATGACAGGAAAAACACATACAGATGCAACCAAAGCTAAAATGTCAAAGTCCCAGGCCGGTAAAGTAAGATCCGAAGAAACATGTGAAAAAATAAGTCTAGCACATATAAATAAACCATCAAAACTAAAAGGTAGAATAAAGAATATCCCAAAACCTAAAAAATCCAAATCTAAAATACTTACTTCCGAAAATATAGAACAACTTCGTCGAATGACTGAAAAAGTAAAAAAGAAGGTATGTATTTTCGGAATAATATATTCATCTATTAGAGAAGCCAGCAGAGCATTAGGTATAAATGAAGAAACTTTAAGAAGAAGATGCCATCTAGAAAAATATTCAGACTATAATATAATAGGGGACAAAAAATGTCCCGCATAAGCCTATGGTCACCCCAAAAAGGTGCGGATTTTAACTTCATTGATCGAACTGTTGGTGAAAATTTTCGCATAGCAGGGGATGGTATACTTGTGCATATGTACGAAGGTCCCACAACAGACTCTACAGGAAACACTGATACCTCATTGACTACAATTCAGGATGTTCTCTTTCTCACGAATAATAATCGCAAATATAATCCCAATGTTATCGAATTAAGAGGGCATCATCAGCCACAGGATGTGAATTTTGATCTTTCACAATTTGGAGTATTTCTAAGTTCAGATGTTATCAGAATTATGTTTCACTACAACGATATGCTTGATGCATTAGGTAGAAAACTTATCGCGGGCGATGTTTTAGAATTTCCAAGCATGAGAGATGTGCCAATCTTCGATAATGCAGTTGGTATCAACCGATATTATGTTGTGCAAGATGCACTCTATTCTGCAGGAGGATATGGTCAGAAGTGGTTCCCGCATATTTGGTTAGTAAGGGCTAAGTTAATGACTGCTTCTGTAGAATTTACGGAAATTATCGATCAGGCTGCAACAGGACAAACTGCCGGCGGCGTTGGGCAGGGTATTGGTGTGATGCCACCGGGCTTCACCGAAACCTCAGATAAAAATGGTAACCCGGGATTAGGATGTAACCCAAATATTAAAAACTCTCTAGATCTATTCTGCCAAATTATTAAAATCACCGACGAGGTTGTAGCTGAAGCAGAGAAGAATGCTTTCTTTGATCCCAAGTTTTTCGAAAGTGCAAATTTGTATATTCACATAAATTCTGAAGGTTATCCAGAAATTGGTAGTAACTATTTTAGTGGTGACGGTGCCCCACCTAACTATTCCCCGGACTTAAGTCAAGATTTACCACCGGACGGACCATTAGTGGGGGCAGGTGTTTCTTTTCCACCAGGTATGACCGACGGTCAATACTACCTTCGCATTGATTATTATCCCGAAAGATTATTCCAGAAGCAAGGTAATTGCTTCAAACTTATTGAGGAAAATGTATTGAAGAATTGGACTGCATATAATCGTGTCCTTGACACCTTTATCGATGGAGTTTCGGATACCGTATTATCAGATGGCACTGTTGTATCAGAAAAACAACCGTTATCAACAGTTCTGACACAGAAAGTTGATTTATATGCAGAACGAAAGAAAAAAACTACAGACGCAGAAGCTGCTCGCAGTAAAATAGCAGATGATAGGGCTGCTAAAAGAGGATACTAATGGATTATTTTTTCGATTCCCAGACGAAACGTTATTTACTCCAATTCATGAGGATATTCTCTGATATTAAAGTCAGAAATGGCCCAGATGCCAACGGCCTGTATACAATCCAGAGAGTGCCGCTTATGTATGGAGATCCATCCTCTATAGTGGCTCAGCTTATAAAAGGTGCAAGCGAAAATACATTATTACCATCGCCGATGTTTAGTGCCTATATCAGTAACATAAAAATGAATGATAAGCGCAGACAAGATTCGCAGTTTGTCGGCAAAGTTTCCACCATAGAACGTGAATTTAATTCGTCAACCCAGACCTACGGAGCAGGGCCCGGTGTAAGGCAAGATGTAGAAAGATATATGCCTGTCCCCTGGGATTTCACATTTAAGTTAGATGTATGGACAACCAATGTAACAACTAAGTTGCAAATTTTCGAACAAATTGCGGTTATTTTCAATAAATCTATACAATTGCAACAGAATAGCAATCTACTGGATTGGTCTAGCATATTTGAGGTTTGGCACGAAGACTTTGTGTGGACTAATCGCTCAATTCCACAAGGCGGGACCGACGAAAGAGACGTAATGAGTTATACATTCAAAGTCGAGGGATGGATTAATCCACCTGCTAAACTTAAAAGAAGTGGTCTCATTGCCGAAATTGTTACACAGGTTTATAATGTTTCGGATGTAAATAGTATAAGAGATGGCGGTGGCCAAGAATATGATCCGTTTACTTGTTATGGCAATATCCCGATACAAATCGTAACAACAGAAGGCAACTATAAAATCTCGGTAGCCAAGATCGGTGAGGTTGATCATATCACTCTACTTAACGAGTTTGGGCAAATAGATCCTGCACTAAGCTGGGAAAGTCTGATTCAAAAGTACGGACAGATTACCCCTAATATCACCAAAATTAGGCTAAAACTTGACCCGGATCTCGATGTCACTAATACAGACATCATCGGTGGAATTACACAAGATCCAATGAACCAGAATATCCTAATCTTTACTCCGGACTTAGATACATTACCTGCGACAACAATGCAACCTATTACAAACATTATCGATCCTACTGAAGTATGGCCCGGTAAAGAATTGCCATTAGCGGCCACGGGGCAGAGATATCTACTAACTTCCGCAAATAGCGCAGGAGAAGAGCCTGCAATTCCGTTAAATGTCCCAACCAGCCCGTGGGGGCAATTTATTGTTGCATACCCAAATGATATTATCGAGTTTAACGGTGTAAATTGGGTTGTATCATTTAATTCACTAACTGCAACTGGATTAAATTATGTAATAAATAATGCAAATTCAAGCCAATACAGATTCGATTCTGCTACCAAAGAATGGTCTTACACGTATTACGGAATGTATTCACCTGGTGCATGGAGAATCGACAATCTTATATCGGCTGCGGATGGTACCACAATTAATAATTATGAGTAATTATCAAATATTAGCAGAAAAGACAGGTGTAGGAACACTTTTTGCATCAGTGCGAACAAATCGTGTTCTTCTAAGTTTACGATCGGGATACAAGACACACGGAATGATGTGGTCACTCTTCGGCGGAATGATGGAAGAAAATGAACAGCCAAAGGGAGCATTACTTCGTGAGTTAACAGAGGAGATGAATTCAATCCCGGATATTGAAAGAATTTATCCTTTTGATGTTTATCAAAGTAAGGATAAGCATTTCAAGTATTATAGTTTTGTAACTATTGTAGAAGAAGAATTTACACCAATATTAAATCGTGAAAATTGCGGATATTGCTGGATCGATTTATCCTGTTGGCCTAAACCTATGCACCAGGGGGCAAAAATAAGTTTTTGCAATCAAAGGGCAGAAGAACGTATTAGGATGATGTTATCCCAGCACCTTATACATGCCTAATGCCTGATTTCATATGCTACCTCAAAATCGGGGCAATCATAGAACATCTGCGGTGTTAAGTTCTTTTCTGATTTAATCATTTCTTCGAAATTAGCAAAATTAGTTTCATAGTTAGGCTCGGCCATAAGAGCTGTACGCACCAATTCTACACAACTCAATGCATTATCATTTCTAAGATCGAATAACGAATCATACGGTTTTCCAATCTCGGCCATTGCCTTATCCATAACATCGGTCCAATATTGAACTGGCATGGACTTTGGTTTTAATAGAGCAACACCGTGCACCTGAAAAACTGAGTCAAATGTAGAGTAATGAACCCCTGTACCGGTTGACTCAATTAGCCTAAAATCAGTATCCGATTTTACTTCATCCTCGAGATTCATTAAAGTGTGAGCCCAATAACTCCACTTGCCATTAACAAATAGATTTGCAAGAGATACAAAGTATGTCGATAAGTGATTATTTCTTCGAGTCACAATGATGTAGTAGTGCGGAATAAGACGCCGGCGAATATCATTTAACTCTGCTTTAGTTAGTCCGTTTCTATACCCCCAATGCACCTTACCGATAGTTATAACAATCCAGTTTACTAATGATTTCCATAAATTTATCATATCTTATTCCCCATAAATTGGTGGCCAACCTGTTGTATAATCATAATTTGCCGGGTCTAAACTTGCATTGATATTCACATGATGCTGTTCCGCAATTCCAAATACAGTCACGTCCGATGTAGCAATTGCACCAAATATTTGTTGGGCTAATCCCTGAGTCATTTGAACAAATTCTCCAGACATTGTTTTCCACATAATACCGGGCGGTAAATTCGCACCAAACATCACAAGTCCGAGATGCTGAATCCTTGATGTATCGTCACTGTGAAACCAATAATCTCCAACTTTTACGCCGGCGGCTTTTCTAAAATCACGGCAGCGTTGAACATCTTTCCACACTAAAGATCTTAAATCACCTAAGCGAAAATTATCTAAATCTTCCTTAGGTGGCAATTGTTCTCCAGATACTAAAGTTATTGTCTCATATACCGAACCATCGTCGGGGGACGATACCTGAATATCAGGATAATGATTACTAATAATTTCTATATAAGTTAAGTTTGCACTTGTCATAGAATTTCCACAATTGTATAGACGCCTTTTTCCGGTATGCCGCCGCCGAAGGACTCCCCGCTTGCACCTTGGTTAATATATAAGGTACCACTACTATTATCGGAACCTACACGAAACGAATAAGTCACTGGATCGAGTGTATTTGGTGCATCGATCAATTCAATTATTGAGTTGCCGGCTTGATTACCTACAATTGTTGCCGCTACACCAGAGACGGCCACTACATTACCAATAATAGTTGCTCTAATACAAGTGCTATTTCGAAATATAGCACCGGTAATATATCGTTGAGCAGTCGACGAGTGTGAAACAAAGAATTGAATTCTTATTGTTAATTTACTATTTACGCTGGTAGGTATATACGATAATGAAAATATTTCTATGCCATCTGTTATGGTTGGAACCGATGTATTATACGGTATAACTGCATTTGTGCTTGTTGCACCAAACACACCGGACTGAACTTGTTGAATAAGCGGCGAAGAAACTATCGCAGGGTGATTAGCGATATATGTATCGAGTGTCCCCTGTGGTGGTATTGGATCACCGCTAATATAAATTATATTCGAGTATACAGATCCATCGCCGGCTGAATAACACCCAACATTCGGATATCCTCGGCCAATTGCTTGCATGTAAGTTAATGCCATTGATTTACCTTTACAAAATTTCCTGAATTACAAAAGAAGTATATGGAGTAACACCATCGATTCCACCATAAAGAGCGCCACTATTTGCTTGATTAACAAAAGTTGTGCCGGCGGCGTCTGTCCCTATTCTTACCGAATATATAATCGACGATGAGGTAGCAGGTTGATCATACCATAATGTATTAATTGAAGACGGGTGGCCGGCATTATTACAGTTTGTGGCTGAAACTGTTACGAACTGATATGGTGCAGTGATTGTTGTACTTGCGGTAGTCTGTGAAATGCTTACCGCATAGGCACCTGTTCCGCCGGCGCCGGTTGTAGGCAGGATAATTGTTGTGCCTGCGGTAACACCAGTCCCGGTTAATGCACAGCCCACGGTTAGAGATCCAGACGTTACCGCAGTAACAGTTAAGGTCGGTGAACCGGTGACTGCTCCACTTGTAGCAGTCTGTGATTGATTTACTGTGTAGGTTCCATTACCGCCTGTACCGGTTCCGAGGGCAGTAATCCAAGTATTACTAGCAACATTAGCACCATTAATTAATGAACCCACCTTAAATGTTGCGGTGCCGACACCCGATATTGTTAATGTTGTCCCAGAAATTACACCTGTACCGGTAGAGGTTGCACTAATTGTTCCTGTTACAACAGCAAGAGAACCAGATGTAGGAGTCTTAAATAGTGCTATACCAGTAGTGTGATTATTTGTAGTAAAGTCAACAAATGCATTACAACTTAAAATAAACTTAGATGATGAAGAATGTGGGGTAAGTGTTATTGATGCAACTTGTACACCCGACGATGTTGTAGGAACTAAAGACGACGACATTTGCGATGTAGTTGCGGAATTAGAGATAGTGGTAGCATATATCGGTCCGGCATTCCCACTTGTACCAGTATTATTTATAGTGATTGAACCGGCACCATTAGTAACAGAAATACCTGTGCCGGCAGTTATCGTACCTAATGTATAATCAGTTCCATTACCGATTAGCAATTGCCCATTTGTTGGTGTGGTCGATAGAGCTGTACCACCATTAGCGACCCCTAATACACCGGAAATATGTGTTGTTAAGCCAATTTTACCCCAGCTCGGTGCAGTAGTCACACCACCCGAAATTAACGCATTACCCGTTGCTACATCGGCCAACTTTGCTAATGTAGTTGTGGTATCAGCATAAAGAATATCACCCACTGCATATGATGCAAACCCGGTGCCACCCTTATTTGCTGCTACTGTTGTTGCAGACCAAGTACCAGATGTAATGGTGCCAACTGATGTTAAGCTCGAAGAAACTACTGTTGAGTTAAGTGTAGTACCGGTTAATGTGCCTGCAGCAGCAGTCACTGTAATATTTGCAGTTCCATCAAATGAAGTTCCGTTGATTGTTCTTGCAGTAGTTAGTGCATCGGCAGTTCCTGCAACTGCTACATTCAAATTAGTAACTCTTGTAGTTGAGGTAATAACAAACGGGGCAGTTCCAGTCGCAAGTGTATTTGTCAATTGATTATTCATTGACAAAGTAGTCAATCCCGTGAGCGATGTGCTTGTCCCGCCTAGGGATATTGATGTGCTACCAACAGTGATAGTCGAATTACTAAGAGTTGAATTTCCAATCTTGCCCCAACTCGGCGCAGCACCAACACCACCCGAAATAAGTGCATTACCTGTTGCTACATCGGCTAATTTTGCTAAGGTTGATGTAGTATCAGCATACAGAATATCGCCAATTGCGTATGATGATTGCCCCGTGCCACCCTTATTTGCTGCTACTGCTGTAGCAGACCAAGTGCCGGTGGTAATTACCCCAGTTGTAGTAATCGAGGTTTGTCCAACATACGTTGGGGAAATATCAATTGTAAGTATATTCGGTGTTGGTGTTACCAATATGCCGGTACCTGACGAAATTGTCTTATATTCTTCACTTGTTCCCGCAGCATTCATACCCAGGACTTGATTTCCAGTACCAAACCCTATCCTCGATGATGCCGTGGACGGCGTGACTAAGATAGACCCGGTAACAGCATTAGATGTAACAACTGTGGCCACCGGTACCACAAAACTCGGTGATATAGGCTGTGTGCTTGTCAGGCTGCCGGGTACTGAGTCTGATAGATACAACAATGCCCCGACAGAGAATGCCGAGGTATCAATATCGGTTACTACACCAAACTGCGTAAGATAACTAATTGCCCCATTTGCAATATCATTTGTCATAACCCCAACAACACGAGATGTCGTTGCTAAATTTGCCTGGGCCAAGGATACTGATGGCAGGCCGCTACTAGCACCCGAAATATAGACTACCTTTCCATTAAGAATTGTAGACCCGGTTGTATTTGTAACTCTTACCCAGCTCTCCTGCCCAATATTTAATGTTACACCATTGAGTTCATTATAATATGATACCGATTTAGATGAATTATCATAAAAAATTAAACCCTCGGTATATGCAGGATTTGAGACCCCGGTATTAAATCCAAGGTATGTTGCTGTTGTTATTGGTCCGGTGATGCTATTTGCAATGTTATCGGGAATAGCATCAATTGTTGGATTACCAGCGACGCCATTGTTGTTTGTTACAGTAATCTTAGTCGAGCCTGCTGCAATTAATCGACCAGTAAATGTATCGGGAGCGGTCTGAGTTAATAATCCATTTGTATTGTAGGCTGCTAATGCTGTAAGAGTTGCATCAAGTGGTTGAACCCCAGATAGCGAGTGAATGTGATCGCTCCTAGCTAAAGTATTTGCAATACCCGGGCCGTTTACCGAGCTAGGTGATATTGCTAAAATTGGGGCATCTGTGGGAGTAGGGTCAGCAGAATTAGCACCGTGTCTGCTGCCGTGGGTTTGAACGGTAACACCGTTATATGTCCCTGCATTAATAACTGTCTGCGCACCCATGTTAAGTGAGCCAGACATTGCCCGAGTTCCGTTTACCAATAAATACTGCGGGTGATCATCATCGAGTAATCCTAATAAATTTCCGTGATCGGATGTCGCCGCAGTAGCACCGGCTGTAA